CTCTTGTTAATGGATTAACTCCTGACTTAGCTAAAGAATATTTTAATTGTGGTGCATCAGATAGTCTTGAATAGAATGAATCTTCTACTTCTTCAGTATCAATACCAGCAGCTTTAGCTGTTTGTATTATGTTTTCAAAACCAGAATTTACTCTGTCTAATTCTAATGTAGTTCTAACTATGCCTGTTTCTCTATTGCTTATATTTCCTTTTTGTACTTTGTTAAATATATCTGTAGCATTTTGAAAACCATTATCTTGAAATGCATTACTAGTTCTTTCAAAAAAGTTAGAAACTTTATTAAAGATTTGTTGAGGTTTACCTGTAATACTTTTTTTATTTTTTGCAAAATCTTCAAAGGCTCTAGCAATAGCTTCTTCTACTACATCTGCTTCTGACTGTACAGCACCTTCTGCTATAGCTTGTTCAGTTGTATATTCTTCTATTGCTTGTTCATAATATGTATTTTTACTACCTTTAGGTTTTGTGTTTAATACATAGTTTCTTAATGTTGTATATTCAGATTCGTTAAATACATCAGCTTGTCTAAGCGAATGCCAATTTTCATGAGTTAAATTTACTGCTAATTCTGATAAATATTTTTCAGGATTATTTTTATAATCTTGTCCTGCTCTATCTATAGGAATTATTATTTGATCAAATACAGGATCATAAATACCTGCTGCATCACTTACTGTTTGTCCTTGTGCATTTGTAACATAATCTACAAATTTAATTCCTGTGCTTTCTAAACCAATAGATTTAAATTGTTTTAATAAAGAAGATTTAATTTTCTCTAATCTTTCATTATCATTTACTTCGCCTTCAAGTTTTAAACTGCCATCAAAGTTATACTTTTGATTGCCTGTTCCAATAAATGTATATCTACCATTTGTTTCTTTAACATAACCAGCAGTTACTAAATCTTCTCTTAGTCTTTTTGCTTCTTCGGCATTTAATGATGTGTTGTCTTGAATTGTTTTTAAACTTGGATTGTTTAATTTAATGATAGCTTCTAGTGCTTTAGAGTAGTCATTGAGATTGTATGTGCGTGTAGAAAAATCAGGCAATGGTATTGTCTGAGATGATTGTGGTAATTCATTAATAGCTGCGTATAAAATTCTGCGTTGAGCAGCACTCATGCTATCTATATTAGTTTCACCAGTTAGTTGTAAAGCTAATCTTTTAAAAGCATTACCATTAAAATCTACATCAATATTTTTTTGTTTAAATAATTTTTTTAATTTAGGAATAGAAATATTATCTAACTTAGAAATTGTAATTAATTCTTCATAAGTTGGATCAGCTTTAAAATCTTCTGCTCTTTGATTTATTATTTTGTCAAACTGAGATTTAGATAAAATATTTTTTAATTCACTTATAGAAATAGAATTTTTTGAACCTGTAGCATTTTTAATTAACTCTAATGTCTGTGCATTTATATTTAATTCTTCAAGTTCTTGTATGCTTATACCATCATAGTATGGGTTGTTTAATATTCTGCCTAAACTTTTTATAGTTGGATTATCTTTATCAGCATTTTGCATCAACAATACATCTTGAGTTGTATCTATTGCATATTGTATTTGACTAATAGAACTTAATTCTTTTTGTATCTTTAATGCTTGTTGTTGCGATTGATAAGTATAGGTTTCGTTTGTTTTAGGGTTTACTAATGGATTACCTGTAACATCATAAATAGTAAATGTTCCATCTTCATTTGTTTTAACTGTAAATGCGTTTGGGTATTGACCTGTTTCATTACTTACAACTGTAGGAAAATTTTCAGGACTTCTTGAACTATCTGTAAAATCTTCGTATATTTTAAATGCTTCTAAAAATTCTGGAGATGAATCCATAAGCTCATCAATAGCTTGTGATTTTGCTTCTTCTTTAGTTTGTCCTGCTTTTTCTAAATCACTAGCTCTTTGATTTACTTGTTGTTTTATAGTTTGAGATTTTTGACCATCTATTTCTTTTCCTCTATCTACTATATTTTCAAAAGCAAATTGTTTTCTTAAATAATTTTCTTGTGCTACATTTTTAGCTCTTACATATTCATTTCTACCTGCTGATAGCTGTGCAAATGTAACTTCTACAGGGGCAAATGCAAACTCACCTAATGCTTCAAAAGCTATGTCAGCATAATTTAGGTTCTCTCCTTCTTCTAAGTTAAAGTATTGAGCCAAAGCCTCACCACTACCACCCAGCGTTGCTTGTATAGGTGCTTGTGCTGTTGAGTTAATGACTGCTCTAGCCATCATGTTTTGTACTTTGGCTGGTGCTAATACTTTAGTTCCTATTCCAAAAGATATAGCATCTAAAAAACCAATAGCAATTCCACGCTTAGTTGAATATGATTCTGCTGCTTCTATTAATTCTTTATTACGATAGGCAGCATCTAAAGATGCTGGGTCTGTAACATCTACACCTTGTTTAGTTAAGTACTCAAAAAAAGATCGATTTGCATCTATTACTCCTGAGGTAGCACCTGCTGCTGCTGCACCTGCAAATGGACCACCAAGTACAGTAGCTACTGCTCCAGCAGATAAAGACTGAACCATAGGTACTGAACTTAATCCTACAATGTCTCCAACTAAATCAATTTTTTGCGATAGTGTTGTGCCTTGTGTAAGGTTGTATAAAACATTATCAAACTTAGGATATTGACTAGTAATTTTTAAAGCATCAGATTGTAATATCTCGTTTGCTTTTGCTTGTTGTTTATTTGTTTGTTCAGTTAACTCATCTTTGTAAGCATATAAACCAATACTATCTTGTTTATTTTTTTTTTCTAAATCAGCTGTAATTTTTGCATCAACCATTCTATCTGCAGCAGTAAAACCAAATTTAGGAATTGGTGTTATTGTTTCTTCAACCCCTGTACCATTTAAAATTAAATTTAGTCTATCTATTTCTTCTTGATTATCTTCTGCAGTAGCTACTTCTAATTGTTTTTCTATTTCTTGTACTTGCGAATCTATATTTTTATACTCAAATTTTAAACTATTAATTTCAGTATCAAGTAAACTTTGCTCTATCTGTTTACCAAAAGAATTACCTTCTTGATATAAACCATACTCTTGTAGTTCTGCTGGAGATACATAGTCTGGATCGTCAGGTCTTGTACCACCTAAACTAGTTAATGCATCTAAACCAAAGTTAGTTCCAAGCATTCCTTGTGTTGCTGTTCCAACTGATGATTCTTCTTGTGGAGTAAAATCTGGCTCAGAGTCTTCTAATGATTCATTATATAAACCATATTTTTTTAGTTCTTCATCAGAAAAATTAATAGCCATGATTAACTAGCTGGTAATGGTGGTAATCCTGCTTGTTGTCTTGCTGCTGCTGAAGCTTTGTTTCTTTGTTCTTCAGTATATTGATTCCATACAGCATTCATTTCTTCTGTAGATTTACCTGGATTTGCTTTTTTCCATTGCACTTGCCAAGTTAATTTATCAATACCTGTAGGCTCTAGCTCAGTTGCAAATTCTGTTGCTTGTCTTATTGATTGACTATATATACCACTTGCAGCAACTCTCTGACTTGCCATGCTGTTTAGTTTATTGTAATCAATTTCTCCTGCTACTGTATTGCCACTTGGATCAGCCATTGCTTCTTCTTCAGTAAAGTAAATAGGTAATGTTTTAGCTTTATCTTTTTCAGTAAGATTTAATATGCCAACTATCTCTTGTTCTGTTTTACTCATCTGATCAAATGCATTTTTATCTTTAGCATTTTTAGTAAGATTAGTGTAGTAGTTTTCCATCATTCTGTTGTAATCACTTTTCTGTAACATTCCTACATCAGCAGCCCTTTGTGCTCTTTCTTTTCCTTCTTGTGAAGCTTTTAATGTAGCTTGTTCAAGCTGTAATTTTTGCATATTGCTTTCTTTCTTATCTATTTGTTCATTAGTTTTAGCAATACTGTCTATTGTGCTTGATAGATTTTTATTTAAATCTTGTGGAGTAGCAGATGTACCTACAGCTAATCCAGCTTTAAGAAGATTTAATCCACCTAAAAATTTCTTTTCTTCTGCAAGTTTTTTAGGCATGAGTTTATTCATAGATTCATAATACTCACGAATAAGTTTTTCTGATTCAGATTCTTCTCTATCTTTTGCAGTTCCATAATTCATGTAATCAAAATACGCTTGTGTTTTAGGGTCTATACCTTCAAACAAATTAGGTACTTCTGTTCCAACTTGCATCATTACAGGTTGATTACTCATCATAGCTTGTGATGGTTGGGCTTGTGGTTTTGGTTGTAATAAACTACCAATACCCTGTTGCATTGCATTAGGCTGTGGTTGAGCCTGTGCTACCTGCATAGCCATTTCTTCACGCATTGAAGGTCTAGGTGGGGTTTTAGCATTTGCAGCCATACGCCCCTCGTGGTCAGTACGCATTTCTTGTCTGCGTTGTATCTCCGACATAACTAAATATTGTGGAAACATTCCAGATGGATTAGTCATTTCACTAGAAAGACTATCGTCTGGAACTGATTTTAATTTATCTTCTACTTCAATTATATTCATGTATTAACCCGTTAATATTTAACCGCCACCTAAGGCTCTTTGTAATCCTAATGCACCTAACCCAAGACCTAGTAACTGTGATGTTCCACTAGCCTGTGGTTGATAAGATGAAACTTGTGTACCTGGAGTAACAGGTAAACCTTGTAGTATCTGACTTTGGAAACCAAGCTGTTGTCTTGGATAAGCTAACTGATTTAGATAATCTTGATAGCCCATATCTAATCCTGCTTGTTGGAAGTTTCTTCCAATCTCTTGTGCTTGTTGTGCTTGATCTAATCTATCAAAAGCTAACTGTTGTTGCATAGGTGCTTGTGCTGCAAGTAACTGTGCTGATGCTAATCTTTGTTGTTGAGTAGCTTGATCTGCACCTAATCCTGCAAGACCTAATTGCCTTGATCTAATATTAGCATCTATATCGGCTTGTTGTGCTGCTAACCTTTGACGATCTGCAAATTGAGCAGCAGCATCTCTTGCTTGTTGTTCAGCAAATGTTTGACTTGCACCAAATTGTCTAGACCTATCAGCCATTTCTTGAGCACTTAAATCTTGTGTTGCTGCAAACTGTCTTGATCTGTCTGCCATTTCTTGTGCAGTTAAACCAAACTGTGCATCTTGTCTTCTTTGTTGTTCAGCAAATTGTGCAGCCGATAAACCTGTTTGTTCCATTGCTTGTCGTTGCTGTTCTCCAAATGAAGCTGCTCCAAATCTTGAAGCTCTATCTCTTTCAAACTGATCTTGTGCTTGTGCATAAGCATCTCTTTGTCCTCTAGCTTGTATATCTCCTAGCTGTTGACCTAAGTTTCTTTCTCTTTCTGCTTGAACAATAGCTTCACGATAACCACCTAATCCACCTTGTTGAGTTGCAGCATCGCCTATACCTTTACCCATAATATCTGATGATCTAGTAGCTTCTCTTTTTTCTATATCTGTAACCATTTGTTGAAATGGATTCATATATCTTTGAGCTACATCTGTACCAAAATCTTGTGATTGATATTGTTGTGCTGGAATAAAACCAGTAAATCTTTCTACATCATAATTTTCTTGAAAGTTTGCAGGATCATACATAGATTGAAAGTTAGCTGGATTATATCCACTATCAAAAGTACCAGTTTGATAAGCAGATGTAATATCAGCAGGATCATATGTTGCTATGTCTTGACCTGCAGTTGCACTACCAGCAGATGCTACACCTCTAGCAATATCAGATGCTTGATTCATTTCTGCTGGACCACTACTTAAACCTAAAGCAGTTTGTCTAGCTAAAGCTCTTTGTGCTGCAGGACTTTGTTGTGCTAATCGTTGACCAGTATAAGGTCTATAAGGCTGTAATGATTCAGCCTCACTTCTCTGCATAAGCCTAGTGAAATAAGGCTCTGCATATTCAGGTAAATTAGTTTGTGTTACTGTTGATTCTGTGGTTTGAGGACCACCGCCTCCGCCTTTACTCATTGTCAAATCTCCTTTCAAATACTGTGTATGCTTTATCCCATCCAGACTTTCCTAACCATTTCCAAAATCCAAATCTTGCGGTACATTCTATACCATCACATTTGTTATCTTTTGCCCAAGCTTCAGCTTTCTTTAAAAAAAGCCAAGCCCAATTTTCTAAATCTTTTCCACCTAAATATTGTATTGCACATCTTTTGCTTTGTGGATAATGTACAAATTCAGTTGTTGCTACTCCTCTAACTGTATTATCTTCTGTAAAAATAACCCATAGTTCTTGTCGCTGTTGTATGCAAGATGTTTTTAAAGCTTCTAAATTCCATCTACCATTTGATCTATCAACAGCTTTTTTTAAATATGGTTCTACATCATTCCATAAAGTATGCACATAATTTCCGGGCACTAAAGTAACTATGTACTCAATATTACTTTTATAATTAACTTTGTTTATATCTTCTTGATATTCATCTTTATTAAGATTAATTACTTTAGAGTTCATCGTGGCATGATGCCTCCAACATTAGCTAATTTAGGTGCTTGTTTAGTTGTGCCTGTTCTTTCTTGTCTTACTCTATCTAACATATCATCAAGCTCTACAGCACCAGCATCAGATGATCCATCACCAATACCTGATACAACATCAGCAGGTACAATATATTCTCCCGGTGATACAGCAACAGGTCTTTGATTTCCTATCATGCCCATTACTTCATCATCCATTCCACCGCCTTGACCTTTAATCATTCCTTGTGTTTGGGCTTGTTGTGTAGGATTTAATACTGATTCTCGTATTTGCATAAATATTTCATTGCCATACTTTTGTATAAACATATCTATTACTGCATCGCCATTTGGAATACTGCCTGTAATAGCCATAGTAAGTTGCTCAACTTCTTGTGGTTGAGGCATTATTCCACCAGCTTGAAAATCAAACCCCATATCTCTTACAGTTTGTGGGCTTTTTTCTGCTAGTGCTTTAAGACCTTTATTATCTTCTGGTATTTTTTTTCCTGCAGCTAAACCAATTAAACCACCACTAGCTAAATCTCCACCACCTTGTTCTCTAGATTCTTGATTTTTTAAATATTCTAAATAGTCTGCAGATGCTTCACCTATATCATCTCTTAATAATAAAGATGAATCTCCACTTAAGTATGGATTAGATGCATATGGATTAGATGTAAGATATTGATTTATATCAGTCATAAAATCATTTTTTACATTAGCCATAATAGGACTGCCATCAGACATAGTAGCATTTGGATTATATGATTGATTGTATTCACTTTGCCCACGACCAGTAGTATCACCATATAAATAGTCATTAGTACCACCATATAAATATGAATTTATAAATCCAGCAAATGGACCGCCATATCCTGCATTTCCAAGATAATTTTGATTGTATGTAGCTGGTCTATTGCTTAATGGAAAATAATTAAACTCAGCGTCAATACCGGGTCTATAACTACTAGGTGGTTTAAATTGACCTGTGCCTTCCATCTCACCTGTAAGTTGATTTTCAACCATAACTTCAGTTCCTTTAGGGTCTTCAAATCTACTAATTGTAGGTTCTGGTGGTGGCATATACATATAGTCTTGTGCACCAGCCATAGCTGCTTCAAAGCTATTATCTACTTGCGGTATAGGTTGTGATGATTGAGTAGGATCATCTGGCATAACTGGAACTTTTTTGCCTTCTGCTAAAGAAACTATTCCACCACTAGCCCCATAAAAAGGAGAACTAAATGGTATTTGTTCTGGATTATCAGCAAATAGTTGATCTCGTCTTCTTTTTTTATCTAACTCAAACTGAGCCATATCTCTTTCAAATTGTTCTTGTGCTTCCATTACACCTCTTTGCCCTTCGCCCATAGCTATAGGCAAGTAAGCAGATGGTTGAGATAAAGCAGTTAATGTATCTCCGCTAAGTAAATTTTTATTCATAGCAGAAAATCTATCACCTGCTCCTGTAGATATATTTAAATTTGGATTCATTGATTGTGCTTGTGCTAATACATCTGCTTGTGATGTAAGACCACTATCTATAGCTTGTTGTACAGATGATGGATCAAGACCAACAAGTTTAGTTGGATCACCTTGAAACGCTGCTGTTGCTGCATCTTTTGCTGTAGTTGAAGCTGCATCTCCTATTGCTTGTGCTGTAACTGTATTTTCTGCTCCAGCCCCTTTGACAGCTTCTGTAAAAGCTTCTTGACCTGCTGCATCTGCACCTGATCCTACACCACCTAATACTTTACCAAGACCAAATCCTGTTATACCAGCCATAATTCCTTTTTTAAGATCGCCTTCTGCTATAGCTGTAGCTAGTCCTGAGCCAATAGCTCCTGCTGCTGCACTACCCAATGTACCACCAAGTAAACCTACTCCAGCATAACTACCTAGTAGTGGTGCTAAAAATGGTAAAAATGCTTCAGGTTGTCCTGTTTGTGGATTTTGTGTTAAAGGCATCATGGATGCTAAACCTTGCACTTCTGCTGGGTTAACATGCATTAACATGGAATCGCCATAACGACCTTGATTAGCTACATTTTGTGTTTGTTGCTTTATATCCATTCTTTATCTTTCCTCTTTGGTTTCACAGCCAAACATATTAAAACTCATGTCAACTGCACTTGTATAAACTTTGATAACATCAGTTTGATTTAATGTTATACCTAAAACGATTGCTAGGGAATCATTAGCTGCGACTGATTTATCATAGTATATATACTGTTTATCATCAGCACCTGCTCCACTTACATGAACACTTAATCTAAAAGTAATAGCAGAACCTGTGCGATTTGCTGCAACAATAGAACTAACTGTTGTTTGTGTCATGTCTGGCACTGTGTATAACACAGTAGTTGTGGTAGCCGCTGGGTCTAACTGTCCTAATACTTTAAGATTATCAGCCATGTTTCATTCCCATAAGTAAAAATTGTTGTCGTCTTGAAGCTTTGCTTATAGTAGTAGACTTCATTTTATCTGTTAAAGTAATTCTAGCGTTAATATCTTCTATAGCCTGTTCTATTAATCTGCGTGTAACAGCTTCATTATTTGGATCAAACTCTTGACTAGGTAAGGGTAATGCTATTGTTTTAATATCAGCCATTATCTTTTACCATCTGGTCTAATTTCTAATCTAAGATCACCTGCTCTCCATCCATAGTTACTAGATGAATTAGATATTCTTAATGCAGCTTGTCTGCTTCTAGCTCTAGTATTAGAAAATGTAGAGTTAGGTGTTACATTAATAGTTTGTAATGTAGTTAAATCTTGTAGTGGATAGTCTCTGCCTTTAATAGTGTAAGTTACACTATCGCTTGTACCTTGTTGATCTCTAAATTGCACATCAGGTATTAGTTTAGATATAAAAGTAAACTTTTCTCCATCTGGTTCTAAGTCAAAATCACTTGATTCAATATAAGCATTAAAATTACTGCCATCATTACCATGACCTTTTTCATGATTGTAAACATAGTTAAGATTGCTTGAATCATTTTTACTTGCAGCTATAGGATATTCTAGTATTGATGCTTGATCCCATGCTGTTCTTACAAAGCCATCATCAGTTGTGCCTATACTCCAAACATTTTCTAGATAGTTAAATAAAACATATTTATCTATTTCTGTATTAGTTCCTGATGGATAAAACCATATTACTTCATTAGCAATGTTATTAACTGCAGCAAATACTTTAAATGATTGATCTTGATTTAAATCAGATAAAACATAATCTAATACTGTACATGGTATTTTTTCTGCAGAACCTGAATAGCTATAAAAGCCACCTACATCCATAAAATAAACTCTATTATTAGCACTTACAGCAGCATTAGGTCCTATAAGAGATGCTCCTTCTCCTACTTCTGTAAATGAAAATATAAATGGTTCACCAACAAAACGCATAGAAACAATGCCTACATCAGTCCATATAAGTATTTCTTGCCTTGTTCTAAGTGCTCCAATAATTTCAGAACCTTGTGAAAGTTGTACACCACCAGCTTGATTGGTTGCTGTAGGAGTCCAATCTACTGCACTTTCTCTATCAGAAAATCTTACTAGTAAAGGGTCTATAGTGCTTGAGCCTATAGGATTGCAACCAAATGCAATACAATGTTTGTCTACATCAGAAGTCATTACTTGTATAACTGCTGTAGGAACATCACTTGCACCTGCTTCTGCTGATAGTAATGTAGCTCTAGTACTTAAACCATCTGATTCATCCCAAAAATATATTGGTCCACCTCTAGGTGCAGCAAGAGTATCATCACCAAAATTATCTATAGTCCATAATCTAAGTTGATTGGTTAAAGATAAATCAGCTTTTGATCCCCATGTTCCTGCTCCCCAAGGATTTACACCCCAACCAGTAGTACGAACATAAACATCTAGTCCTGAGTTAATTTGATATACACCATCTACCCCTGAACCACCATTCCCTGTATCACTTGAATTAGCAGTAACAGTATTACCATCACTATCTTTAGCAGTAAAAGTATAAGTATCTGCAGTAGGAACAGAATCAATTTGATATTCTTGATTTAAAACAGTAGCTGTAATTAATCCACCCAAACTAACAGCTTGTGCAAAAGTAACAAAATCTCCTGCAACTGCTCCATGTGCATTATCAGTAGCTGTAATAGTAGATGATCCATTAGTTGCTGCAAATACAACACCATTAGTAGAAGTAGCTCTAATAGGATTTATATCGTAATAAATATCTCCATTAAGAACATAAAGTTTTTGATGAGTACCAAGTATTATAAACTGATCTCCATCAATAGCTTTATATGGGTATAGTTTTCTACAAGTTCCAATAAAACTTCCATCAGTAAATTTATCCCAGCCACCTATGCGTTCAGGTTTACCTTTACGAAATCTTACTTTGTCAGCATCAAACCAACCATATTCATTACTGTAGTTAGTACCTTCTTTATTTATACCGGGTCTAAAAACATATTTAACTAAAGGCATTACACAGCACTCCAGTCTTTATCTTCAAACATTAATGCTTCTGCTTCTCTCCGTCTTATTAATCCTTCTAAAACTTTACCATTTGCTTTATTCCATCTTTTTATTTGACTTGGAATTAAATGGTAATCACCTGCATTTAAAAATTTTAACATAGTAGATGCTTTTAAATTAGCTGGACCAAGATTAAATACCCAAGATACCAAAGCATCAAACTGATTTTGTTTAAGAGGAATCTTTACTAGCTCTTTGATATAACCTTCATACTCTTGCATTTCATGTAATAACAAATTATCTGCTTCTTTTTGCGTAAGAGTATCTCCTTCTTTTACATCTTTAGTTGAACCATAACCTATAGTCCAAACACCTGCTGCACATTGATATGCTTCTAATTTACATCCTTCAAATTTTTTTATTAAAGATATTCCTTCTTGTGATATGTTCATTTATTCTCCTGCGGTGTAGTAACTTTTCTATAATATACAACTACTTCTTGTAACTCACTGATATAGCGTTTCAATTCTTGTGTATTGTATGCCATCAACTCATAGTCGGGTACTGACATAGCAAGAAATACAACATTACCACTATCTTTTTCTATTTGTGCAAGAAACTCATCTAAATTTTTATCTGAAACAACATACCAATATGGATCATTTAAAGATATTTCACGAGGCATAACTGGTTGTGCTATAGATCGTTCTATAGGTTTAGAAATAATTTCTACTTGTTGTCTACTCGGAAACAGACTGCAGCTGGAGATTATCGTCAAGACCATCAATAGTCCTGCTAACTTCTTCGATGCTATCAAATACTTTTTTTGTTCCATTGTTTACCCTTGTTTCAATTAAATTAGGTTTAGCAATAGCTAATTTAGTTAAATTGTGTCTTTTAAATATATCAAGATAACGAGTCATTTCTAATTCTATTTCGTTATTTCTTTTTTGTATTTCTAATAAACCTTCTGATTGCGTTTTAAAATCTTCTTGCAAAGTTTTAATAGCTTCTTTTTGTTCTTGATCTCTTAGCTTAAATGCTTGATTAAGTTCTGCTAGTTTAGAGTTTTCATTCCAAAGAAAAAAAGTAAACAGACCTAGTATTGCAAGTACACCTAATAAAATTCTACTCATTTATTAAACTCTCCCATGCATTCTGTCCATAACTCTGTATTTATTAAATGTTTGCAAACTTCATATTGATTACGCCATTGTTCAGGATCATAAGCATCAGACCATTCTTTTTTAGGCATAGGTACTGTGCAACTTGTAAGTACAATAATGCCTAATAAATAACGCATTATCCGTTTAATGGATTATCGTCTTTATTTTCTAATTTACTTAAATCTTTTTCTAAACTTTGTAAATCAGCTTTAATAGTAGCAATGTCTGTTTTAATTTCAGTTACATCAGGAACAGATATACTATCTATTTCTTTTTCTAAAAACTGAACAGATGTTTCTATAGATGCAAAGCGTTCTTCAATAACTTTCATTTCGTTTTCTGTTTCGCCTAAACCACCAATCTTGGCTTCTAGGTTAGTAATACGATTAACATACTGTGCTCCAGTCCATCCAAATCCTGCTAAGGTAGAAACTATTGTTGCTAAAGCTATAAGCTGTCCTGTTTTGCTTTGAAACCAATCCATAATTATCTCCACATATTAGGTTGATCATTTATCATTTGACCTAACCCTTTTAAATTATCATTTACCAGTCCATAAAAAGCACTGGTATTATCATCTAGTGTAGCAGAAGTATATATATCAGAGCTACTGTACCAGTCTTGAGCATCAGGTACGCTAACTTGTGAATAGTTATTAAAAGCAGGAACATAGCCTATTAGTGCTATTAGTTTAGACTCATCTCCGTATTTACCTGTTTCTTGTTGTTGTTCTTCTATTTCTTCTTGTTGTGCTTCTATGTTTGCTGCAATTATCTTGTCTGCTATTTGATCTGCTTCTGAAGCTGTCATAACTCCTGAAGATGCAGTATCAATTTCGCCTTGTACATTTTGCACTTGCACATCAGCTACAACCATAGATGCTGCATTATCAAATGTAGGCAAAGGTGTTATAGATACAGACATACTATTAGAACTACCTACATCACTTTGCATAGACAGAACTTGGTTTGTTTGTTGTGTTGCACTAGCAAATTGATCGGATGCACTAGGACTGCTAGAGGTGCTAATACCACCACTAGATGCTGTAGAGCTTCCTGTTGATGTATTTCCTGTAGATGAATAACTAGATGTATTATTTGATTGAGAGCCACCAGAGGCTTGTGAGTAGCTGTTAGCTGCTGTTTGTACTCCTGCTCTAACTGCATTAAGTGCTGTAACCATTAATTTGTTTTTACCTGTAGGTTCGTCAGATTCTACTACTGCAAACTCTTCTTGAATTTCTTCTATAGATTCTTCTCTAATTTCTTCTTCTCTTTCTGCAATTCTTTCTTCTTCCATAGCTTCTTGCATTTCTTCTATTTCTTCAAAAACTTCTTCTACAGTTTCTTCTTCAAAGATTTCTTCAAGAAATTCTTCTTCTGGTTCATCAAGATTAACAAATTCTTCTTCAATTCTTTCTTCAAAATGTTCATTAGTTTCTTCATCAAACCATTCCTCTAATTCTTCAATACTATTAAATTCAATAAATGTTTCAGGTTCGCTGTAATCTTCTACTAAAAAAGTTTCTTGAAATATAAATTCATCTAACAATAAATCGTCTTGATGTAATGGCTCATCATGATGTGAAACAAAATCATCTATAAATGGTAAAGGTTCAGGTTCAAAAAATATTATTAATTCTTCAGGTTCAGAGCCATCAAAATATTCTTCAAAGTTATCACCACTAAATTCTTCATAAGATGGAAACATCTCATCTTCAAAAATTTCAACTACTGTAAATTGTTCTTCAAAACCATAATCATTATAGTGATCATCTTCAAATATACCTGTGGCAAATTGTTCTTGCTCATCTACAAAACCATAATCAACATTGCTGTCATCAAAAAAAGCTACTGATTCTTCTTGTGTATATCCTGCACAAAAAGGTGCATATTGTGGATCATCAGCACATTGTTGATCATCATAAGCATCCCAATAGTTAGGGCATGACTCACTATAAAGACCACTGATATTACATTGTTGTGTTAATAAAGCATCTGCATAACCTGAACAACTAGAATCATTTAATGCGTTGCTACAATCAACGCTATTACCACTACCTGATCCATATAAAGAACCGCCATTTTCTAAGTTAGTGTTTTTATCAGAGTTATTCCAGTCGTAGTTATAGCAACTAGAACCATTAGTTGTGCCAGTATTACATTCATCGTGATAGTAATAAGTATAAGAATTTTCTTTTTTAGAACCTATTTCTCCAATAAGAACATCATGGTTAATAATATCTAATGCACCATAGCGTATGTCAAAAGAGTTGTTGTTCCAAAGTATTATTTCAAAGCTGTTGTCTGATGCTCTGTTGTACTCCCTCATGTCGTACCATCCAAAAATCATCTTGCTTGAGTCACCCCAAGACTTCATGCGAGAATCGTTGTCTCGTATTAAGTCTGTCCAGAAAGGGTATATGGTGTAAGTATGCTGTCCATTAATAGGGTCAGGAGTATAGTCATTACAATAGCTACCACTAGAACCAAAATGGAGACATCCATTCGTTGCCATTCGTGCTTGTGTAAAAGTAGAGCCGTAAAAAGTAAAATTAAAAGAAAGATCAATTGCAGGACTAATACCATCATCTACTACCTCATATGCTAACTCACCATTAAAACTATTAGCGTTTGTTTGTAAATGATATAAGTCTTGTCCTGATTCGTAGGTATATTGACTTAAAGCATTAACGCTAAATAGAAATGCTATTGCGAAGCATAAAATTCTTTTTTGCATTGTTTTGTAGTTTTGGTTTTTCTTGTGTAAGTTTTTTTAACTAAACCTACAACATCTTTATTTATTTTTAATCTATTTGGATTAACTTCATGTGTACATTTAGCTATGTATTCTTTTTCTGCATCTTCTACATCAGGTCTTTTAGATTGATTTTTATCCCATTCTGCTGATGCTTCTTTACCAATTTTACCTTCATACGGACAAGGAGTACCTGCCATAGACATAGCTTTAAATACTCTTTTGTCTTGGCATAATAAAGCTACTGATGCTACTTTCATGCCCATATCGTAAAGATATTTTGATAATTTTAGTCTTTCACAATTTTGATCTGTAATAGTTTTACCACCTGAAAAACCAAATACTTGTCCTTGAAATGCACCTGATACACCAGTGGTACATAAGTCCTGTGAATAAGACATTATAGATGGAGCAATAGCAGATGCAGGGGGAGCTTCTGATTTAATATTTTGATTAATTGTTTGTGTGCTATTAGATTCGTTTATGTTTCTATTAGTATTATCTGATCTCGTATTGTTATTGTTAGTATTTGTATTATCAGTTGTAACATTAGAATCTGAAGTTGATTGATTAATGTTTGTGTTTTGATTGGTGTTATTAGATGTGCTGTTATTCGTGTTATTAACATTCTGATTTACTGTTGAATTTACAGTTGAATTAGATGTTGATGTATTCACATTATTATTTGTATTTGTATTATTTGATGTAGAAGTTGCTGTTGAAGTATTTACATTTACATTATTGTTTGTGTTGACATTCGTATTATTGTTCGTGTTGGTCGCTGTGCTTGTAGTCGTATTCGTATTTACATTTGTGTTTGAATTTGTGTTGTTATTCGTAGCTGTTGAAGTGTTGGTATTTGTGTTTGTGTTTGTATTAGTATTTGTCGTAGTTGTAGTATTGACTGTATCAAGACTGTTATTCTCACAATATTGAGAACCATTTACACAAGCTGTTCCTGATTGTTGTGATGACTGAGCAAATGCATTAGCAGAAAATATAATTCCTAAAAATATAATTGACTGGTAAATATTATTTTTCATTTGGGGTAAATACTCCTAACTCTATAAGTTTACTTCTATTCACTAAATGCTCTGCTTCAATATCATCTTTACTTTGTCCATGATATGCAACAGCCAAATAGCCTTCTATCATAGAAACATTAATATTAATGTCATCTACAATAACTTCCCCTAATACACGACCATATTTGCCTTTAGAATCTTTTAACTTTGATCGTAATACTACTTTAGTGCCATTGTGAATAGCATCACCTAAATACTTTGCAGCTAATTTTCCTCTAGCTTTTTCGTCTTTATCTCTGGTTCTTGATTCAGGTGTATCAATCCCATAAAGGCGTACACGACACTTGTGAAAAATAGAAAAGCCAAGATCAAGAATAACATCAACAGTGTCGCCATCAACCACCCTAGTGACTGTGCAACCATATTCATACATTATTGTTCGCCTTTAAACGATTTAGAGCTATTGCTTGTACCTGCGTATAAACCAAACCATGCAGCACCTGCACCTACAATAATAGATATAAGACCTGATTGTTCTAAGCTGGGTTCAGGTAAATCCATAAACCACATAGTTGAATAATATAATAAAAACATATACACACTTAAAAATAAACGTGGAAATATACGCCAAGCATCTACTGCTTTAGCTAAGTGAATTGATTTTTGATATGGGTTTGCACCTGTATTATTAATATTAGTATCAATATCTAATTCAAGACTAACTTTTTTAGTTTGTATTTCTTCCATTATCTTTTTTTTCCTTTGTGTAAACCATGTCTAGCGTGTTGTTTACCTTTTTTAGTAGCGGCTCTTTTCTTTTTATTAGCTGCTGCAAGTTTTTTTCTGCCTGCTGCTGTTGATTTTAATTTTTTTATCGTTGCTGCTGGAGCATATACTTCACCAGTTTTAGAAGATTTTTTACCGCTTGGTGTTCTCCACTTTTGTTTTGACCAACGCTTAAGAGATTTTTGTGATTTTTTTAAAGCCATTATTCTTCATATAAATTATTAAATGTTATTTCAGGGTCCATATAACTTTCATGTTCTTCTGCAGAATGTAAATATTGTGAAGGTTTAAAATTTGGTGGACCTTCTCCTGTAACCCATAAAGCAGGATTTGTAACTCTTACTCTATTATTTGGTAAAGCAATTACATTGCCTTTCCATTTGCAATCTTCAGTTATGTACATTACATGAGATTGTTTATGTTGTGCTGGACAATCTGCTATAGAATGATCTGTATAATCTACTGTAAATAAATATTTAGATTTATAAAAATTGCCATCTATTTTTGCTATCCAAGGACTAGAACTTGCTCTATCTAATATCATTGTTGCATGATGTCTTGATTCGCAATCCCAAGGTTGAGCTAAATGATTTTCCATTGGTTCTGGAAAACTATCCATTGTCATATCTGCTACTAATGCTTGTATTGGCATTCTTGCCCACATAGCTCCACCATGTATATTGGGTATTTCTTCTTCATACAAATCTGCTTCACATCCTGTAAAGACTACTTGAAAACTTAAAGACCTATCAGGTATTGTATTTACTGCTATAGCTATAGCGTGTAAAAATTCTCCATGATATTTTTCATGATTATGAGTAAATTCTTTGCGAACCCAACATTTAAAATGAGGTATATTGTCTATGAGATAAGACACTACTTATATCCGCCACCTGCTTTTTTATATGCTTTAGCTAACATTTGTGCTTTACGAGCAGACCATTGACCGGGTTTACCACCTTTACCACCTGCTTTTATACGATTAAATATTCTTTTACGCATAGTAGGTTTTGTATAGTTACCTGCTTTGTTTACTGTACTTTTTTTTTTAGATGTACTTCCACCTTTTTTAAGTTTTAAAGATTGTAAAGTTTTAGCTTGTTTTGCGTGTGTTGCACTAGCTTTTTTTAAACCTTTAACTACTTTTCTTACTGTTGTTTTATTTTTATTCATTATGAAAATATACCTGCTATAACTCCTGATGTAATAAGTAAAACATATAATCCCCAAATCATATTTTCTAATTTGTTAAATCTTACCTGTCCTTGATCTAATCTTTTTTCAATATTTTCGTATCGAATAGTGCACTCTCTTTCATGTGCTGCTATTTTTGCAAAAGATTCATTAGCGGTAGCCATTATTTCTTTTTTTTTCTTAAAGTATAGGCTTCGTTTTTTTTAGTTTTAGGATCATCTTTTATGTATTGACCTTTACTATTTCTAGCTCTCACTCTTTCATAGCCACTCATAAACCAATCTTTAACTTTTTTCCACATAATTTTCTCCTTTTAATTAACTGCTAGGTGGAGTTGGAAACTCTCCTAATGGTCGAACTGGTGGTGTAGCATCGTTATAAACATATAGTGCTGCTAAAGCATCTACAGTTGATACTGCGTTAATTTTTGTTTTCATGCTTTGTGCTGCTGTTCTAACTCCTGCCCTATAAGTAGTCCAATCACTTGCAACTGTACCACTTGTCTCAGTAGCTTTGATAACCATCCAATCGTTAGGTTGTAATAAACTGTAAGCCTGTTGGTCTACTGCTAAAGAATTTATGTATTTTAAACCTCTGGTAACAACTCCATCAGTGGTTGTATCATCTAAATTTTTAGCTGTAGCTGTTCCATAAGAAGCTGTAACTGTATCACTTGCAAATGCAAAAGATTGATTAGTATTAATATAATATTCAGGGTCTTTGTAATTGGTGTTGTCTATTACAACTTCGTAAATTCCTATAGCCTCTAGTTCTGAAGAACTCCAAAGCATAAAGATATTACTAGGATAATTTACATCACTTATTGTTAAGGCTTTGGGTTTTGTATAGACCTGTGTTACGTTATTTGATTCTACTAATGCCCACATAATTTTTTCCTCAATTTAATTAATTTACTTAGCCAGTTAATGCTCTTGCTGTTGCTGGTACTCCACCACTTGTAACAAATGGATTTTCTGCCCAAGCAAAATAAGAAAAAGTATTTGTACCTCCTGCGTTTGCAGGATAAGTGCTACCTCTTAACTTAAAACCATTTGATAAAAAATCACATTTATTTTGGTCTGTTGTTTCTGCTGTATTTGCGTTTGCAAATAAATTATCATTCATTTCGTTAAAAGTCGACCTCGTATTATCCATCATAGACCAGCCATGATTAGGGTCTGATAAGACCTTAAATATAACTAAAGCAGGTTTAAATCCTGTATAAACGAACTCACCATTGGTACTAGCATTTCCGTAGTAGCTTCCGTAAGCTGAATACCCTTGTTTAGCTGCAAATGCGAAACATATATACTCACTCCCACTAGCATTTTTTTGAATATCACCACCTGTACTAAGACCTATTGTTGAACTAGAAAAACTAGACAAGACATTAGTTGCTGTGCCTTCTGTAAGATTTAAAGTGTGTCTATAAGCATTAGTTACAGCTCCAGGATTACCAGCTTTGTGTTGTACATCCCAGTTACTAACCCCAGTATCTCTGCGTTTAAATATAGCAACATCTGGCTCTACTCCTAAACCATGCCCAATAGTATCGTTTGTTGTGCCTGAAGCTGTGTAAGTAATAATACTAAAACCTGCATCCGTATTAGCTTGAACAGTTGAAGTTATATCACCATCTGAGTTGCTTGATGTCGTACCCCCACCTGCTTTCCATTGCCATGCTACATTTGTTTGAGAATTTTGATTCCAACTACTACCAGAAGGTAAGCTAAACCCATCAGTTTGAAATGCTTGTATTATACTACTAGCTGTTGCCTCAACATCAGTTTTATTAACTTTAAAATATTTTGTAACTCCTGTAGTGCTATTTTGCAGCACATGGTCAACAGTAGAGTTTCTAGGTTTAATCCAAACCATGTCTGGTTTTAAATTACTATTTCCTGTATTAGTAATACTTCTATCTGTAGCATTACCAGTATAAATAGCAACTTGAAAGTGTGCTGATGGGTCGTCTATAGTTGTATAAGCCATTATCCGTACTCCGCTAAATTCTTTGTGCAGATTGCATAGTAACCACTAGGTGGTGCGTGTTCAAAAGTTCCGTAATCATTTGCATCACTTGCTGCACTTGAAATTGTGTTAATGGTGTAACCACCAAAGTTTATATTAAATGTCCTACTTTCATAATTTTGCAAAAATGGAAAAACTGTTTTACCTTGCATATCTGAAATTAAATTACGAGTTAAAATTAAACTACCATTAGCATAATATTTAATTGTTTGTGTAGAACTGTCCATATCTAAAGCTATTCCTAGCGTGTCGCTTGTAGTTAAAGCAGTAAATTGACCTGCACTACTTTCACTCAAACTTCCTGAGTAAGAATAATATCTGCCTTGAGGTTCTATAGTCATATTGTAGTTTTGTGTTAATCCCTGCCCACCAATAGTGTAAGCAGTATTAGCTGTTGCTATGCCTATAAACTGAGAGCCAATAGTACCTGATGGTTTTGCTTCCCAATACCATTTACCATTTGTTAAGCCTATACTACCTTTTGCATTTTCATCCGTTGAATTATCATATGCTGCT